CCGCCGCTGTTTGAAAAACAGTAAACACCGAGAACTAAATTACGTGGGTAAACCGACCAACTCGTAGCCATGATTCTCTCCTTTACGAATGAATACTACCAATGTACATATAAGGACAGGAAAACTGAAATAAAATGTCGTCAACTTCCGGATTGCCCGTAGTCTTCGCACCGCCACCAAAACCATACTGCACTGGCAACTGCGCAAGACCGTATGAGTAACCCTCGACACTTTCATTTTGAAGTCTATCCGCAAACCAACGTGGACTGTCCTCGTCGTCCTCAGTACCCCTAATCCCTATAGGTGTTGCCTTATCCTTAACCAAGAGCATCGTAGCCCACTGAATAAGTTTAGGAACCCTACCGTAGCGAACAATTTTTGAACCTACCACAAAATCATTTTCAATAGGCTCAACTATGATTTTATCATTATCCCGAACGGCTACAACGATTCGTGAACATGACTGCGGGTGAGGGTCGCTACCAATTAACACAACCTCGCCCGGTCTGATTCCAGCATTGCTTGACACATGCAGGGTACGATCACCATAAGCTGCAAACGTTTGCAGTGTGGTCGTAACGTAGTTAAAATCATTTTCCAACCAACCAAAAACGCCGTCCAACTGCACCATAAAAGGCTGTCTGCTCAAGCGTGACTGGAAGTTAAGTAATTCGACATACCGCTCTTTAACCTGATACGATATGTCGGGCATCGCCATATCAATTAGATTTTCCTTCATAATGCGAAGGGAAAAAAAATCTAAGATAGGAACGAAAGTCGGTAAATGAAACACCGATGAGCTTCGCCCATCCGTTTTTTGCTTTAGTCGAATTGGAGTAAACCATTGCTGCGTTAGCCAGTTTATCCAATTACTACACAAAACAATTAAGTTCTTAGCCCGGTCGTCCGGCAACCGCTCTGCGGTAATACCCTCTGACCGTAACTGATCAACCGTCACATACCTAAAATCATGAGATAACGGCCCACCGAGAGTTTTAGGCATCTTTTACCCCTCACCTCATGCGTTCCCTGATATGGTGAAAGTACAATGTGGGATCCGCTAGTGTTTCTGTCAACTCGCGCCACTCTCCTGCTGGCGGTGAATTGTCAGTTGGATATTTTTTCGGGTCTACCATTGCAACACGCCTACTCATATCAACTGGCGGAAAATTACCTATTGGGTTACCCAGCGCATCGGTTTCTCGATAAGGGTAAAGACCACTTTCCGGAGACCCCATGTGCAAAAACCAATCGGCATCCTCCTCAGACTCTACCGGAGTTATACTGACACGACTAAACCAGTACAACTTACCCGATAGTCCGATCTGCTGCCTGCTACCACTGTAGCGATAGACAAAATACCTCATCGCACCCTCGGCTTCAGCAAGACTAAACCCCCTTAACTATTTAAGGGGGATTTAGTCCGCAAGACTACATTACCAATGTTCTGCGACGCACGTTCTTAGTCTTGACGATAGCGTCAAGGTTTTCAACTCGTGAATCTGCCTGATTGTAAACAATGCTTTCAATCTGGTCTGTGTTCTTATTGAACTCAGTGAAGATACGAGTGCCGTCCAAAATACCCCAGATCAGGTTTTTCGGATTGGTCAAAAGCATCGGGCTGCCTTCGTTGATTTCGTGAGCAGTACCCGAATCAACACCATTAATGGTAACGGCTGCAACCGGCCAATTAGCTGGCGCACCGACCGGATCACCAAGCAGACCCAAGACAGTATAAGCCTGACTTGCAATAGCAACTGGCTGATACTCAATCTCGGAAGTTGAACCCGATACTGGCGATTCAAAGTCAAGCAGGCTTTCACGGTTATCACGTGCGAAGTTAGCGTAATCCAAACCATAATTGACATCCGCAACGAGAGCAACGTTAATCGCACGAGCGACGGCAACGCAGTCAATTGTACCGTGCGGAAGGACGATAGTAATTGAACCTTTATTATCAATGTCCAGCGTAAGCGTATCATTGCTGGAGTCGATAATATACGGGCCATACTGACCGCCAATGGTAATCGCCGGAGTTGAGTTGGTAACGATAATTGGAGCGTCATCTGGAATCAAAGGAACGCGAATCATCGGAGTACCAAGAGGTGCCATTTCCGCGCCTTGCAATGCTGCGTCACCGAGGATAGTACCACGGTCAGAAACAACGTCTGCCCAATCTGTTGCAGTTGCGTCAGACACGACCCAGCGAAGGCCAGAATCATGTTTGTACTGCTTCGGCATACGACGTTTCATTTCACTAAAGATACCCTTTTGGATTGACGCACCCTTTGCATCCAGGATATGCGCACCGTCAGTTTGTTTCAGCCAACCGTCGAGACGGCGAAGCAGGCGATCGCGTGGAGTGGTACCCACGGTAGTAGTATCACCATTGATTGCCAAGTCTTCGAGGTCGGTGGCGATACGTTCGACCATTGTGTTCATAACGGTTTGTTCAAATTCATTCTGCTCAATGTTACCCTGCAGGACTTCAGTAGTGATGTTCCACGCACTGCGCATCTTCTTGGCAATAAGAGTAATGCGTTGAAATTTCGCACGACTCGTGTTACCAGTATCAACTGCCTCATCCACAGATTCAGTAACCGGTTCACCAACCCACAGCTTGTCCACGTCCATCATCGGGCGGGGCATACGAATGAAGCGCACCATAGGTAACAAAACACTGAATTTCTTGACTAACGTGATAAAGTTAGTCTGTTGCGCCGGGTTTAACAAACCTCCGGTAGCCATGTCGCCGCTCTGAATACTTTTTTCGAGCATTTCTTCGTTCTGGTTCATCTCTAAATCTCCTCGTAAAAATAGAACTTTTTAAGCTGTTACATACGGCGGGTAGCTTGATTAGCTGCGCCCATGAACATACCGTTAAAATTACCCGTGTCACCCTTCTTGCTCTTAATTACAGTGTCATCGTTTCCGCGAGGCCCACTATGCCGTACACCGCCAGCACGTTCGACCTTGCTGATACGCTGTTCCATCGAACTCAAAGCCTTGCTAATCTGACCAAGACTTTCATTTTGAGATTTTACAATTTTGTCAACGGACTTTAGAATCATATTGCCAGTTGCCTTCATGGATTTCTCGAAAAATGCGTCCATTGATTTTCCGAACTCTGCCGTGTCATCAGACTGGGGTAAACCGGAAACACTGCTTACCGTAGCCGATGCCTGCGACGCAATGCTTGAACCTTTAGGCGCATCAATAACAGGCTTAGAGCGCGGATCCGCCATTGTACGACTATCGGTTACACTGTTAGTTCCAAAACCAGCGTCACCCGTGGCGGTATCGTCATCAATTTTGTTCGGCCCGGCAGCACTCTCGCTGTTCGGTGCGAAAGTACCCTCACCGACAACCTGCTGCGCCATTTCCGCAACCACGCCGCCGATATTTGATTTTTGAATCTGCTTGGATAAAAGATAACGAATATTGTGGAGAGCAGCTTTAATGACCTGTTTTTCCGCGTTATAACCGCGTTTTCCGCGTAAACGCTTAGAAATTTTTGCCTTCGCACCCAAAAGGAAGGAAATGTCACGAATAATAACCTCTTCGCTTTCAGACTCCTCAGCCTCTTGTTCTTTGATCATGCGACGGCGACGAGCAGCCATTAATGTTTTAGCTGCAATTTCTTCTTCCGGCGAAAAACCAAAGTCATCGTCATCTTCCGCAAATTCCTCAGCGTCAAGATCAATTTCTTCTGGCATCTCGTCGTCGCCTTCAACAGAAAGCTCAAGCTCTTCCTCGGTGATAGGTGCCATTTGATCTTCGCCACCGTCAGCGACAATGTCATCGCCAAGACCAGCGTCTGGATCTTCCATAACATCGTCTAATCCAGCTTCGAGAGAAACTTCTTCGCCCATCCCATCACCTATGTCTTCATCAAAACCAGCCGAAGAATCGTCTTCCTCGTTAGCAATTGCGCCGTCATCCATAGGCCAAGTATCGCCTTCGGGTAGACCCTCTTTATTTAATTTTCGTTTCATTTCAGCACCTCCATTACGCCGTAAAATCTTCCCAATAGCGGATAACAAGCCCAAGCCTGCTTTCGCGTCTTTCTCAACGTCGGTATCACTAATAACGGATTCAGTTGTTTCAGTTGTACTTGTGTCGTCTTCCTCAGCATCCTCTTTTGTAAACTTAGACCACATATCCGCATCGTCCACAGATTTTAAAATTGCATGAACAAAACCAGTGCGCGGATTGGCCGCCTGTTTGTAACGAGTGCAAGCGATATGATCAAGTTCAACGTCATTTATTTTGCGAACCAAACCCTTAGATGTCATTTGAACTGTGATTGCCTCAGAATTTTTAAGATTAAGTTTACCGCCAATAGATAACTGCTTATCACACTTGCCAGCCTTCACGTCTTTAAACAATTGACGTGATTGTGGATAGTCAGCGTTTAACTCAACGTCAACTACGAGCTGCCTTATAGGACTGCCGTCCACGTCCTTGGTTGTAATTTGTCCGCCAATCGTGCGACCAAACTCAAAAGTAGATTTGTGATTGTCAAGGAGTGGAATACCACTAGAAACTTGCTGTGCCATTTTATCTAACGCTAACGATGACATTTGATCGCGCTGCAAATCAATCCCATCGTCACTAGCTACCGCAACCACGTGCATTTTACCAGACTTGTCCTGGTACGCCTTCGTAATTGTTGTAGTAGCCTCCCAAGGTAAAAAGTTGCTCATCGTGCCTCCTCCAATACTGGAAATTTTAAAGTTCTTGCATCCGACATCAATTCTCTGGCTATAGCCATTGCGAACTCTGCCGAAATTTTATCCCCCGCCTTATTTATTTGTATCTCGTCTACGCCGTCAGATGACTCATCTCTAAAACTGTCTAAATGACCGCGTGGATCAAATGCTGTACTCTCGTCCGTACTCACATCGTCAAAGTTTTCAGGTTTATTATCTAAATTACCTAGTAGTTGTGCAAGGGGATTTTCGCCAGCGGCATCATTTTGTTGATTTTGTTGCCCACCCTGCTGTTGCTTCTGCCCCTCCTGTTGCACTTCTTGTTGTTGCTTTGCTTCTTTTTTAGCGAGCGCAAGCATCTTGTCCCAAGACCCAGTTATTGACTCAGCCAACTTCATACTCATTTCAGCCATTGCAATTTGCATCGGCTTATCCGCAAACTCATACTCTGGCGGATATGGTGCTTTACCAATACTAACACGAAGTTCATTCGGAGTCAATGCCCCCATGCCCGCATAAGTCTGATCAATTCTAGCCGTATCCATAGGGTCTGTCAATTTCATTCTTTCAAAACGGAAGCGAACCAAGACTTCTTCCTCATCTTGAAGTATATCCCTAATTAATTTCTGATTGATAATATACTCTTTTTCCAAACGATCTGGCTCAAACTCCTGCTCATTTGTTATCTCTCGACCTACTTGCGCCGATGCGCGGTTGCTCGACTCTGACGCATAGAACACCTGTGAAATACCAAAAGCCTCTCGCACCTCTTCATCGTTTTCTTTTCGGTAATTACTAAAACTCGAATCCTCGGTTACACCTACCGTCAATGGTTGCAGTGTAATCTGTGCCTGCTGCGACTGGTTTTGGAACCCCGTTTTTTGCTGCTCTGCCTGAATAACCATGCAATTATGAGCTTTATCGACACCCATGGACTTGGCTTTGAAAAATTCTTCAATAGCCTGTACGCTGTCCGGCGTTAATGTGCCACCCGAAACTGTTATGGCAAGTCTAGGAACGGCATCGTTCTCAAAAAACTTCATGTTTCTTAGTGACGCTAACCTATTGCCAGTAATTGCCGGGGATGTCGAGACATACCTTGGTGCGCCGTACCATGTAGACGTAGGTGAATATAATCGGAAATGTATGATCTCTGACGCTCTTTTGTCCAATGGTAATGGTTCTGGCCCCTCGTGGTACTCACCAGTTTCGGAATCCATAACACCAACGTCACCGAACTCACGAAAATAAATTTTCTCGTTACCACGTATTTGAACAAACCCACCAATATACTGACGACCCTTATCGTCCTCGCGAACACGTATTCTCATCGTAACACCGGGCGCATGATGTAACTCAGTAATTTCACCCGCGTTATTACGAACTACTTCGAGGTAGCCGTTGCCCGTAGCCTCCTCATCAATTTTAATAACGTAAAATAATTCATTTAAAGGCATGTCATTATTCGGATGCGATAGTATATCCTCAATGATTTTCTTTTGACGCGCTATTTTTTTCTTTAACTCTTCAGGTGTCTTTGGTGATATTTTTTCCAGTGGTTCAACAAACCAACCCAAACCTACTGTGTTTCTTGCGTATGTACGAACGGAGCGACCAAGCCTGGTATTGTTCTCCATTGCCGCTGCCCAGATGTCAGGGTTATATCTAGGCTCTACATACTCGCCCGCTGCCAGCGACTCAAACGGATCGCCACGCAACTGCTTACTATGCGCACCTTTTTTTGACTTGTGCTTGATAGCCGATGGTGCCTCAATAGCTTTTTCCAAGCCACCCAAAAGTAAAACATTTACCATTGATTCAATGCTCTTTGGAGAAACATCTCCCTGAGTCAGTACCGCCTCATATAACTGTTCACGACTGTCTGCCATTACTACCCCCGCTTATACCTGTGACCAATTAATAACAACTTGATTCTTGCCGGTAGACACACCGGAAGTCTCAAACAACAGTTTAGCACCCGGCGGTAAAATAAGTGGGTGCGGTAAATCGATATCGGGCAACACAAAAAATCTAAGTATCGTGCCGTCCAACTTTGCTAACGTATATTCAGCCCCACCGAAAAACATTTTCAATGTAACCACAATATTCGTAGCGTCTGCACGTTGCCACATTAATGAATCCAACCGCCAAAAGGAAGCAAACGTTGGTGCTACAAAAGTT